AAATCAAAATCGTCATCATCTTTTTTCATCGCTTCAATATCTCCCAGACCTTTTTCTTGTCCACAACATCAATTAGTTGTTTGACTTCACGCTCACGCACTTCGTATTCCACAAATTCCCAGTCATCTAGTTGTCTGCGATACCATTCATTCTGACTGTTCATGTGCTGGGTGATAACGGCTCGCATTTTGCCCAGGGTGTCATACACTTTGCCCGAGCTGTTCCAAGCGCCATCGCCTTTGCGAAACTGTGTGGGGTCAGACTTTTTGCGAATTTTGTAGTAGATCATGTGTCAATACCTAGTGTAGCAGGTGCGTGATCCAAAACGTCGCGACCAGGTTCGCGATAAAAATACGCATCCGGATCTGTGATTGTGATGCTCAAATCACTGTGCATCAAATCATAGTCCACAAAACTGTGGTCAGCATCGTATACACGGAAATAATATTCTCCGTCATGTCCGCGTATTAGGCATCCTTCGACGCCAATGGCTTTTGTTGCTGTCATTCTTTTTCTCCATGTGTGGGTTTGTAATCTTTTATACAAAGAAAAAAACTATTGGGATCTTTTAATGACGCTGTGGGTTGTGTGATGTGTTGTGCATACACACACTGATTGAATGCAGAGTAGATGCCAACCTCACCCACAGTTTCCAATGGTTGAAAAGGAACCACAGTGAAAAGTACCAAGGACCACATTATTCATACTCCTCATCGTAAGCAGGATCAGTATCAATTACAACATGACCGAACTCAAGTTGTCCGCCTTGTGAGCCAGTCGCAAACGGCTCGGCAAACTCTTGCACAGCACCCAAGTCCAAGATGTTGTCATACTTGTGAGTGCGAATGTCTGACATCAATATGCAACCAATACTTCCTGCGTCCACTGAATATGTATGACCGTATTGATCATAGTACTCACCGTCGCCGTGTGCAGTGCCGTAGATGGCAAACTTGCGTCCATCAGGCAATTCAAATTCGCCGTCGAGAATCCGGGGCTCTTTTATGATGATGTCGCAAAGTTTGCGCCATTCATCCTGGTCCATTACATAACACAAGTCACCAATGTAATATTTTCCTGCGGGCATTGTCATCATGCTGCCTTTCTAAAATAACCATAGGGCAAGCCCTGGGTGAAACACAGGTACTCGTCATCACCGTTGCTACCTTCTGCCTCGTGGATCCAACGCAGGGCCATGTCGCGATCCCGGGCACCCGACATCAACAGACCCTGCACTCGCATCTCAAAGTCATGCTGGGCATCAGCCTCTGCGGCTTTGCGCTGAATTTCGGCCTGCTCAATAGCAGTGGCCAGGCTGGCAAACTCTGCTTCAAACACCTCAAGGGTCCAAGCAGTAGTGTCAATCCAGCGCGGGCGAACGCCATATGCGTCCTTGTACATATCCCAGTAAGTCTCACGGGCCTGCTCAAGTGCAGTCATCTCATCCCAACTTTTGAACTGTTCCATTGCTGACTCCTTGTTGCTTTGTATGTCTATATTATAGCAAAACAGTGATTATTGGTCAACCGTTTTGCTTCACTCGCACATCAGTGTTCAGCGCAGGTGCATACATTCGTATTAACTCGCGCTCTAACTTGTGTGCAACATCTTTGCCACGCACCGTGTCCACGATTGCGTAGTTTACAGCGGATTCGCCTGCGGCACGAATTGCTTCGTACAGGTTCCAGCTCTTGTCCTCAGTGCGGGCGCGGTAGATGTGTTTGTTCACACGGCTACGAAGCGACATGTTGATTGTGCGCTGGGTTTTTGCGGTAATACCAATGTAGTACTCTAATCCAATTTGGATCATGTATACAATGTGGGTTCTGTCAGTGCGTTTCTTTCTCATCATGTGTGTATTATAGCATTTCGGGCAATTTCGGTCAACCAAAAAGTAGTACTACAAAAGTACTACCTTTTGACTGTTGTAAATACGCCATGGATTATAGTACTTTGTTTGCCCGATCATTGACCAATAAAGGCGTGACCTTTACCCCGGTGTATCACTGCTTTGAAAACACTCGCTCACCACACACAGGTTGGAGCCTGCGCTTGCCCGACTTTGACACAGATGTGTTGTTGTTGCACTTTCAGGATCTTGTGAACATACAGGATGGGTGTGTGCTGGAACTTGAGCAGATAGAACAGCGTTATGGTTCACGTGCTGACCGTGTGGTGGTGACATATTGGAATCATGGACTAGATCAAGTATACTCAGGACCTATTCGATTAGTTGAGTTTAGCAATCACAACTATGATCTAGTGAATCAGTTGCATCAGCGTTGGCCAGAATGGCAGCACATTGTACACAACCCCAAGACACAGGCTTGGCAGTGTTTGAATGGCCGCATGTGCGATCATAGAAACAGAGTCATGCAAATACTAAAAGATTGGCCAGGCGGCACATTGAGTTACCATGATCGTATTCGCCTGCCCAACTACGACTACACACAATACACCTACAACAATGTTGACAACTTCGTCAACTTGGATTATGTGTACAGTGCTTCAGCAGTGAACATTGTGACAGAAACAGAGTACAATACTGCACCAGGAATCATATCAGAGAAAACCTTGCTGGCCATGGCTGCCGAACAAATACCCATAGTAATAGGACATCAGGGCATTGTCAAGCACTGTGAAGAATTAGGGTTTGACATGTTCACAGATTTGGTAGATGTCAGTTATGATTTCATGCCCAATGAGATTCGTGCAGAGCAGGCTGTGTTGTTGAATCAAGACTTGATACAAGGACGCTTAGACCTGGCACCGTACCAAGAACGGCTACAGACGCAACGTGAGTTTTTGTTGGATGATTATTCCACCATGATGGAAATCAGATTTCAGCGTGATATCAGTAACTTAAACTTTTGATAAATCTCTGCATGTCTCCATGCAAGGTGGCCATTAATGCTTCTCGACTGCCAAACATTACCATGTTGTTGTGCTTGCGATTGTTTACAAGGTAATACGGTGATGCCATGTGACGATCCAAAGCAATCAAGTTGCGTGGTGTTAATAATTTTTCCGGCAATTCAAACGTGTAACTGTTTAGTTCCAAGCAATCACTAAACACACGATATCCTTCGTAAGTCAATCGCAAACCACCATCATCACGTATGTTCTGCCACCATGTGCGCATGGCATCATCCACAGACGGTGCATCAGGATAATGATGTATTAGTTCTGCTGTGAGTTGGAATTTATTGAGCATTGGGATAGATCTTATCCCCTTGCGTTAACAGCACAACACTAAACTTATCTGTCTTGAATTGTGTGTTGAGTTTTCTAGCCAAATTGATAGCGTGTCCGGGGTTGGAAAACGACACCTTTTTGTATTTGGGACCAGGAAATTGAGTGAGCAAGTTGCTGGTTTTCAAGTTAATAGGCTTAGTGTCAAAGAACACTGCCCACACACCTTCACTGGCCAGAACTTGTTCTGTCTTGTAGGACTGTTTGTTGGTGTGCTCAATCAGCACTGTTGGCTTTGGTCTTGACATATTAAACTCCATGTTTATTTATGCCAATAACTATGCAGATTTAAAACTACCACCAGTGATCTGCACTTCTACAACTTCTGCACCACGTGCTTGTTGTTCACGCATTTGTTCCAATGTAATCAACAGTTTAGTGATGTCCGCATGCAAGTCTTTGGCATCGCGCATAGGCATGGAGAAATCTTTTTGCCCACGTGCTTCGTGTGCCTTAACATTGTCCACAAATCGATGTATGTGCAAACTCATTTTTTGGTCACATACGGTGACAGCACAGGTGGATGCCAGCCCACAGGTTTGAGCACTTTTCCATCTTCACGTTTGCGTACCTTGCCGGTTTCTCGGTCAATCTTGGCAAAGTTTGTGGCCATGACTTCCTTCCAAGCACCTTCGGCATCAAAGCCTGCTGAATGTATAGCACCAATTGTGACAACCAAAATATCAATCAAGGCATCCAATGTTTCTACTTGGTCGTGATTGTTGATTGCAACTGCAAGTTCGGCGGCTTCTTCTTCGATCAATCCAAGATACATGTTGAATTGACTTTGATTGAATTCCTCGACTGTCTGGTCGCAGGCCTTCATAAACTTCTCTTGATCACGAAAGGGATTTGTCACGTGCTGCCTCCTGGGTATGAAATGGTCCTTGATATTGGTAACGTTCCAACACAATTAATTTTGGGTTGCGAATCAGTTTCCAACTACGATGTTGTTTCACAGCATACCAACCTGCGGCATACCATGACTTTGATTTGTTTTCTTTTGTAAACAGTGGTAACCGGTGCTTGACATCCCACATGGGATTGAATGCTCTACAGCCGGTTTCGTACCCATGCACTTGATCCAGTGCAGGCTTGGTGGTCTTTTCAGGCGGCGAGAATTCAATGTTGGCCTTTTTGCGCACCATGGGAATGGTTTTAAATTTTCCCACTTGGTCATTGATGCGCACAGTGTAGCCATCGCCTTCGGCTTCTACCACACCTACTTTGCGATCATCTTGTTTTAAGATCCAATACTTTTTATCCACTATGGGTTTTGCTTCGATCATCCAATACTCCTTTGTATGTTTCGTTCAACCAACGACCTATGGCATCTGCATAGTCGCTGAGTTTGGTGAGTTCGTATTTGCCACAGAATCGTAAGAAGTGCGCACCTACCATGCCCACATCTCTATGGCTAATTTGCTCACGTATGGCTTCATCTACCACTGCTTTGATGTCATCGGGCTGTGCAGTGAGATCAATTAATGTACGGTTGCGTTCATAATCTTCCAAGACCTTGTGTTCCGCTTGCTCATGATCTACCCAACGTTGCAACATGAGATTGTTCCAAGCATAGCCACGACGATCGCGATCTTCAAATGCTTCGGTAAGGCCAACTTGATTCTTTGTACCTTTTACCCGCACACCAGGATACGCAGAGAACACATTGTCGCCAGGATCGCCACGCATACACTTCATGAACAACACCCACTTTTGGTAGTCCACAGGTGGCACAAAGTTAGCGTCAGGCTTGCCAACTTTGATCTTACTGTTGCTCTCAATGGTAAATGCCAAATTTTTGCCTTTTGCGTCAGTAACACCCGCAACACTGAACAAGTGATCGTTGATGCCATTGTATAATTTTACATTGGGTGCGATCAACTGAACAAAGTCAGAATCTGAACTAACAATAACGTGCTCGTCTTGGGGGTGTAGTGCAATCCAACGTGCAATGATGTCATCTGCTTCTGCTGTGGCACAACGAACAACACTACAGTTGGTTTTTGTAGACAAGTATTTAGTCAGCTCATCATAGGTTTCCCAGAACAGCTTGTCCTC